CCGCACTTGCCGGTCACGACATAAAGGGCTACTGGAAGCGCTGTTCAGATTTACGCACCATTGGACTAATTCAAGACTTAGGCATCCGTAGAGCGCTCCTGAGTGGCTCTCAGGGCATTGTGTGTGGAATCACCCAGCAAGGCATGGACATGGTGAGGGGTTGGGCATGAAAACCTACAACCACGAACAAATGTTCATAGCCGTCCTATTCGGCTGGTGCCTCTCCTGGGCTTATTTCAAGCTCGCCAACCGATACTGGAAACGCTAATGCTGCCCACATGGGGCTATATCGCTCTAAGGTCTAAAGATAAGAAAACTATGGTGCAGGTTTTTACAGACCTCACCACAGGCCTGATTGTTTACACCCAAGTCTGCCAACGTGCAGAATCTTGGCATTCATGGGGGCCGCCTACAGAAGTTGAGAGAGTTGATTAAGAAACTCATGGCATTAACGCTTATCCTCGCCCTATTCGCACCAACCCAAGCCCATGCAGTTGCATCGCCTCATGGCAAATACCACGGCGTCATGCCAGACGCTTACTACGATCAGTTAGCCCAATGCGAAACTGGTGGAAACTGGCAACACTCAACGCACTCCTACACGGGCGGCCTTGGTATTCACCGGGCAACATGGCGCAACTGGTCAAACACCTCGAGCGCTAAAGGTTTAACCCCCAGGCAACAAGTCAAAGTGGCTGACGCCATTGCATTTAAGAGCCACATAAACCCTGACGGCCGTAAAGTGTGGCGCGTAGGGCCGTGGGGTTGGGGTTGCTTAAAAAGGGAAGAATCCCTGCAAAGATTTATCTGTCAAAGTAGGCACACCCTTGTTGTCAGATGGAAAAGAAACTGTGGAAAGGTACACACAAATGGAAACATCAACAGGCGAACTAATCGCCAAACTAACTAACATCAGCATGAACTTGGCGCTCGAGCTGCGCTTTAAAGAAGCCAGCGTGATCATGGAGGCAGTAGGCGCTTTAACTGCTTTGCCCAACATTGCTGAAACCATCAGAGATTCTTGGCACCCGTCACTCAATACTTCTGGGCCATCTAAAGGGCTGTCATACCTCTCCAGCGTGAAGTTGGCTGACGATGACGAATGAATACATGCACAATGATGATGTGGCTGACTTGCTACACGTCAAAGACATTGAAATCAGCGATTTGCGTAAACAAGTGTCAAAATTGTTGATGCATTTGGAGTATGTCCGGGCAGAAATCAGTCGTCTTGAAACGGAACATTACCGTGGCGTTTAACCTTGACGATTACGAACCAGTAGCCAGCAGGCTAGACCGCTTCCTAAAGGCTCACCCTGATGCTCGAGTCATCACTGATCTTGTGCATTACTTAGCAGATGTGGCTGTTTTTAAGGCCGAACTGTGGCTTGATGGTGAAATCATCGCCACAGGCTGGGCAGAGGAAATCCGTGGCCAAGGCAACGTGAATAAGACCAGCCACTTAGAGAACTGCGAGACAGGCGCAGTAGGCCGAGCGTTAGCCAATGCCGGACTATCAGGCTCTGACTTCACCAAGCGCCCAAGCCGTGAAGAAATGGGCAAAGTTGTCCATATGCAAGGCGACACGCAAATCACTGAGAACAGCAACCTTGCCAGCGAGAAGCAACAGAACATGATTAGGGCTGTATGTAAGTCAATGGGCAAAGTGCCACCAGCGAACCTTCAAGGCATGACTAAGCGCGAAGCCAGCGCGTACATTGACACGCTCAAATCAGGTGAAACTCCAGCGCCTGTGTATGACTCACCAGAAGAACCGTTCTAGTGCGTTTTAGCAGATTACAAAATGTCGTGCTGGTTGTGGTGTTTATTTGGATAGCAATACTTATGGGGGCTTTAGTTGTCGCGCTGTTTCAGGCGGTACAAAATGCTTGACTTCATTATGTTGATTGCATTTATGACTTTATTTTATTTTGTAGGTTTCACCATGGGAAAAAGGCGCAATGCTTGATTTATTCAGCCTCATCATCATGCTTAGTGCCGTGTTCATGTGTGGCTTCATGCTGGGCAAAGACAAAAAATGATTCCCATCTCGGAAGCGTCGTTTCTCCAGCAAATAAAAGCATTGGCATATATCCACGGGTGGCTATTCCACCATGCAACACCATCCATGACTTCTAAAGGCCGATGGATAACCACAGGCGCACCCGGTTTTGTAGATGTTGTAATGGCGCACCCAGAACGCGGTGTTATTTTTGCCGAACTTAAAACCGACAAAGGTAAAACAACAGCTGCACAGGATGGCTGGATTAGAGCTTTAGGTCCTCATGTAGAGTGCTACCTATGGCGACCATCAGACATCGACTTCATAGCCCAAAGGCTCTCCCAATGCTGATACTGGCTTGGTATGCCCTGCTAATCTCCATCGGCATCGCCTGCCTTCAAGGCATACGCAAGTAACCAACACACAACTGATCACAACCAAGGCCACATAGGGAATTGCACTCTGTTGGCATAACACTCGGAAACGAGGGTAGAGCTGGCGCGCCCAATCACCCGAGATGACTTACCTGAAAGGTTGTTGGGGTAAGTCGCCAGTGCAGCGTCTAAACGTCATAAATACGAATGGTGTCCACTTCAACCCTGTGTCCGGCAACCAAGAGCTACTTGCTCTGAACTGTGGGGAACACAAACCCCCAAGACTGGAACACGCCCGAAAGCAACCGCAGCGAAGCAAGGGCGCTAGTAACATCAGCCACATGACATCCCCATACAACGACCCCCAATACAAAGCCAACAGACGACAGATACTGAGCGATGGCAAGCACACCATCTGTGCCCTATGCGGCAAGCCAGGAGCCAACACCGCTGACCATATCGTCAGCCTCATGCACGGAGGCGACAACAGCATCGACAACCTCCAGCCTGCCCACGGGTCTTGCAATAGTAGAAAGGGTGCCTTACAACAAAGCAAAAGAACGGCCGCACAAAACCAAACGCGAACTCAGATCAAAACACCACCGATTACGCAACAACCCCAAAAAACAACCGAAAACAACTTTTTTTCCGAGTCAACAGAAACCCCGACCCTTATTTTCTCTCCTTATCTTGAGAATCAGCCCGAACTGGCGGTAACTGGCGAGATGCCGAAAGATGATTGGCGCATTGGTAGGGAACAGCCCAGATTGGAGTCGGTCGATGTTGGGACTTTTTCTTATGGCCCTCAGGTGGCGGATTGGGCGCAACGTCACATGGGGATTGAGTTGATGCCGTGGCAGGTTCATGCGTTGTCCGGGCAACTTGCTCATGATCAGGATGGGGTTCTTCAGTTTCGTGAGGCTCTTTGCTCCACTAGCCGGCAAGCGGGAAAATCGGTCGCTTTGCAGGCCTTACTTGGATGGTGGATTACCGAAGGGGCGTTGATTCGAGGTGGGCCTCAATCGGTTATGTCAGTTGCCAACAAACTTGACCGCGCTGAAGCAATCTTTGGTTCCCTGGCAAATATTTTATGTGAAAATTTTGGGGCAAAAAAGACCGCTGCTGTGGGCCGTAAATCTATTGAAATGCCTGATGGTTCTCGATGGGAAGTTCGCGCAGCTACTAAATCTTTGCATGGTGGTTCACACGATCTAATTGTGGTGGATGAGTTGTGGGATATTGACCCTGAAGTTGTGGATGATGCTTTGCGTCCGTCACAGATTGCGCGTAAATCTCCATTGCTTTCATGTTGGTCTACCGCTGGTGATCAGTCCTCGGAGACAATGATTAAGATGCGCCAGCAGGCAATGGCCGACATTGATAAGGGTTTGACGTCGCCTTTGTATTTTGCGGAATGGTCAATGCCTCCGCACTTAAACCCTCACGACGAAAAAAACTGGTTCTGGGCTAACCCTTCATTGGGGACAACAATCACTATTGAGGCTTTGCGCGCTGTGTCCAAGAAAGAAAGTTTCATGCGCGCTCACTTGAACCAGTGGATTACGGCACGTGGCGCATGGCTTGATCTGGGCGTATGGGAACGAAACAAAACCGATATACCAATGCCTGAAGGTGGATTCCTGTCGGTGGATACGTCCCTTGATGACGCCCGTTATTGTGGTGTTCGCGCTGCTGAGGCTGACGGAAAAGTTATTGTCCAGGTGGAGTTTGTTGTTGAAACCGAAGCCGATATGTGGCAGGAAATTGCCAGGGTGATGGCCAATACAGAAGTGCAGCTGTTGATCACGCCAACATTGGACATCCACGTTCCTTTGCCGTTACGCAGGCGCACCACCATTACTGGCTATGCAGAACTAACCAAGTTCACCACTTTGGTGCGGTCAATGATTCACGAAGGGCGCGTACAACACCACGGCGAAAGCCTGCTGGCTGATCATGTGTCGCGCGCTGTCCTTGTTAAGACCCCAACGGGGGCTGTGATCAGTAGCCAGAAATCACCCGGGCCGATAGAACTTTGCCGTGTAATGGTGTGGGCAGCGTCGGCTGCTTCACGACCAAAGAGCAACCAAAAGCCAATGATGGTTGTCGCTCGATGACTAGACTCCAGCGTAGGTGTCTCGCAACGTTGTCGGGATGAGGCGAGGCACCACAGAACTGAGGCATCATGGCTATTTTCAATCGCAACGTCAATAAAGCAGCAATCTCCCCAGCCCCTGATACCCAAAAAGCAGCAGCAGCTGGTGGAGGCGGTAAAGGCGGTGGTGGTTTTGGCTACAACGCAAACAATGCCGGTATCAACCTTGTAGGTCAGTATTACACCTACTACGAAGGCGACGCCCGTAACCGTGGCATGTCGGTACCTACTTTGGCTCGTGCCCGTGACCTTTTGGCTTCTGTTGTTTCATCTGTTTACCTTCAGATGTATAACGAAATATGGGATGAAGATTCAGGCGAAATGGAAAAGGTTTACATTGCGCCACGTTCGTGGATTAAACAACCAGACCCAGCAATCCCTTATTCGACTTTAATGTCATGGACACTTGATGACTTGTTTTTCTATGGCCGTGCTTTTTGGTTTATTACTGCCCGTACCGCCGATGGTTTTCCGAGCGCCATGACCCGGCTTCCGGCCGCGAATGTGACGACCCGTGATCAGGCAGGCCCAGTGTGGTTTGCCCCGTCAAATCAGGTTTATTTTCAAGGTGGGCAAATAGACGAAAAAGACCTTGTGCAGTTTATTAGCCCTGTTGAAGGCGTCATTTTTCAATCAGAACAAGCCGTAGCGACAGCGTTACGCCTTGAACATTCACGCTATCGCAATGCTAATTCGTCAATGCCTAGTGGCGTTTTGCGCCAACGCGGAGGCGAACCCTTGTCAGCCCAAGAACTTGCTGATCTTGCTAGTGCGTTCAACGCAGCTCGAGAGAACAACCAAACGGCAGCCCTTAATGAGTTCCTTGACTACACCGAAACCAAGGCATTGCCGGACAACATGCTGATGATTGATTCAGCCAACTTTCAAGCATTAGAAATGTGCCGCTTGGGCAATATCCCTCCATACCTTGCTGGTATCAACATTGGTTCCTATCAATACACCACAGGTCAGCAAGCCCGTGAGGACTTGTACTTATTTGGTGCCCGTCCCTACATGGATTGCATTGCACAAACCCTGTCAATGAACAACGTGCTACCACGCGGAACTTATGTTGAATACGACATCGACGATTACCTGTCAGCTGTCATCTCAGCGCCCGACGATGACAACATGCCCTATCAACCTGGCAGTAACATGCCTGAACCCGGCGAAGCAACACCAACAGAAGTCCAAGTAGACCCAACAGTTACGGAAGTACCACAATGAAATTGAACCTAACTCAAGGTTTCGCTATTGACGTTGAAGCAGCAGCTGGGGATTCTCCTAGTCGCCAGATCAGCGGAATGGCCGTACCTTACAATGTTCCTGCAACCGTTTCGGATGGCACCTCGGTGATGTTCACCGCTGGCTCTTTGCCCATCACAGGCAAAGCCCCCAAGATGTTTATGTACCACGATTCAACCCAGCCAGTAGGTCTTGTCTCTGCACGTCAAGAAACCCCACAGGGCATGATGTTTACAGCGTCAATTGTGAACACTCAGGCAGGAACTGATGCGCTCACAATGGCCAGCGCAGGAGTGCTTGATTCAGTCTCAGTTGGTGTCAATGTCACCGACTCGTACTTCAACGATCAGGGCACAATGGTTGTCACCGCAGCCGACTGGTTAGAACTCAGTCTTGTACCCATCCCAGCATTTTCTGGGGCAACCGTAGATTCCGTGTATGCAGCGCGTGAACCTGTTACCATTCCACAAGAGGCACCCGATGAGCCTGACACAGAACCAACCGAAGTCGAGGAGACTGAAGAAATGTCAGAAGCAATCATCGAGGCATCAGGCCCCGAATCCGTAGTTCCAACATCACCACTGTTTGCAGAGCCAAAGCGCAAGTTCGCTATGCCAACACCCGGTGAATACATGGCGGCAATGCACATTGGTGGAGATACTTTCCGCAATGTAAACGAAGCATACAAAGCAGCTGCACGTGACAACCAGACCGCCCTTCAAGCAGCCGCTGGTGATGTCGCCACGACTGATACACCTGGACTTTTGCCAGTTCCAGTTGTTGGGCCACTTGTTCAGAACTTGAACTTCATTCGTCCAGTTGTTAATGCACTTGGCGCTCGTTCAATGCCATCAGGTGGAGGCAACACATTTGTTCGCCCAACAATCACCACGCACACCAGCGCAGCAACACAATCAACGCAGAACACCGCTGTCAGCGCAACCACAATGGTTATCGCTTCTAACACAGTTACAAAAGCCACAATTGCTGGTCAAGTAACTTTGTCAGTTCAGGACATTGACTTCACAGACCCAGCAGCACTCAACTTAATCCTCAATGACTTGATGGGTGAATACATGCTTGCTACCGAAGCCAACGCAGCGACTGCACTTCTCGCAGCTGCTACAACTTCGGGCGTGTGGGACTTGTCAGTCGCTGACTTGATGACCAGCATTTACGATGCTGCTTACGACATCAGCAACACAACCAACTTCTTCCCAACACACATGTTTGTATCACCTGATACATGGGCAAAACTTGGACAACTTGTGGACTCCACAAACCGTCCGGTATTCCCAGCAATCGGCTCAAGTCTTGGTGGTTACAACACTCTTGGTGCTGGCGATGCGACATCATGGTCGGGCATGAACCCACTCGGTTTGCAACTTGTTGTTTCAAACAAGCTCGCAGCAAAGACAATGATCATCACCAAGTGTGGTACTGGTCTTGGCGATGCGTTTGAGTTCTACGAACAACAGCGCGGCCTGCTTTCAATCGAAGCACCAGCGACCCTTGGCCGTACGTTCTCGTACTACGGATATGTTGCAAACTTTGCAGCCATTCCGTCAATGATTCGCAAAATCACACAGGCTTAAGCGAAAGGCGGCTTAACCGCCATGACCGCAACATACGCAATCCAGTATGCACAAATCATCAAGAACCATGTAACGGTTTGTACCCTCACCGCTAACGAAGTGGAGTTGGGTACAACCGTCACGGTTTCTGGTTCTACAGCGCCATTCAACGGCGCACACACTGTTTATGCACTTCCTCAGTATCTGCTGGTTGATGTGGACTCATACGGCTTGCCCGTTTATGACTATTCGGTACCAATCCAGAACGCAATCCAATGGATTGACACGCAAGATGATCAGGCTTTCCACGCCCACACAGGTTCAATTTCTTACGACTTAACTTGCACTTGGGTGACAGCAGCGCAAGTGATGACGTACTTGGGTATCACCATTGACAACCCCAGCGATGACTACACACTTTTAACGCAATCAACGTCTGCTGCCAATGCGTTCTGTTTTCGCCGTAGATCAGAATCCGGGTATGACGGCGATTCACTCTCCACTTCCCCCGGTGGAGATGTGACGCTCGGGACACTCATGTATGCAGCTGCACTATGGCGCGCCCGTGGAAGCGTCCAAGACACTTTTGCAACATTCGATGGAATGGGTGCCAGCGGCTCTCAGCCGATGACTCCAATCATCAAGCAACTACTCGGCATCTCACGCCCCCAGGTCGCTTAAATGGCCTATACAGACCTTCTGAACGAAGGCTTGGATGACCTTGCAGCGTTCCTTGGCACCGTGTCAGGTTTGCGCGTTGTAACAGACCCAACCAAACTTGTTCCAAACTGTGTTTTTATTGACGCGCCATCATTCACAATTTTTGCTGGCAACGGCAACATCATCAAAATGATGTTCCCCGTCAAAGTAATCGGATCAGGCCCAGCAGGCTTGCCCGTCCTACGCCAGTTGCTATCCATCACAGCCAAAGTTCTAGGCAGCGGCGCAATCGTCGCTTCAGCAAACCCAACGGCATATTCCATCGGTGGCGCTGACTATCCCTGCTACGACCTAGTAATATCTATTCAAGCCCAAACAGCGTAAGGAAATCATGGCGTACACAATCATTGCCGAAAATGTAGGAACACCCGGTGAAGAATACATCCCTGTTGAAGGCATAAACATTGAAGCCCTGCTTGACGGTGGTTTCATCAAATCCGACAAAAGACCAACCAAATCTGCTAAAACAGTAGAAACCTCAGAGGAGTAATCTCATGGCCACATCAACAGTCCTGTCCAACCCAGTCGTCACCATCAACAGCGTTGATCTGACAGGGAACACGGTCTCAGTTAGTCCCAAGATCAAGGCAACGGCTTTGAGCGCGACTAGCTTCGGAGATACATCCACCAAGTTTGTGGCTGGTCTCTACGACAATGAAGTGTCCTTTGACATGTACTGGTCAGAAGCAGCTGCTTCCGTTTATGCAACAATCAAAGCCCTTATCGGCACGACTTTTAACGTGACATGGAAAGCCACTTCTGCTGCCACATCAGCAACTAACGTCATGGAAACTTTGACAGGTTGTTACCTCGAGGAAATCGGGCCTGTGTACAAAATAAATGAATTAGCGACAATCTCTATCACGGTGAAGGGTGGAGTTTACTCCGCTGCAACAGCCTAAATAACAAAGGAAACCCGACATGAAAGTCAAACTCAAGGTGGACACGGGCGAAGGCCCGTACGAAGTCACAACCAATTTATGGGTCATCACCCAATGGGAACGCAAATACAAGCGCCACGCATCAGAGATGAGCCAAGGCATTGGCATTGAGGACATGGCATTCTGGGCTTATGAAGCCTCAAAACTTGCTGGCGTAGTTGTCCCGGTTGTTTTTGATGACTTCATTAAGAAACTTGAATCCGTAGAGGTTGTGTCGGAGGAACCCGAAAACCCTATCCAAGCGGCACCTACCGACACGCCTTAGCAGGTGTTTTAGTTGCTACTGGTTGGTGGCCGCATACAGTAGAGTTTGACGTGCAAGACCTCTCGACAGTCATCAAACTTATTAACGAAAGTCGAAAGCAATGACAGTAGATGTGGGCATGGAGTTTTCAGGCTTGAAAGATGCTCTGGCTGAACTCAACAAAATTGACAAGTCTTTGCGTCGCCAAATCACTAAAGACTTCAAGGCCATTGTCCAACCTGTTGTTGGTAGGGCTGAATCTATGTTGCCAGGTGGCGCGCCTTTGTCTGGCATGGCTAGATCATGGAAAGGCAAGTCAGGGTCTGACATCATGTCTTGGAATGACGCTCGAGTGAAGAAAAACATTAAAGCTTTTACTAGCGGCAAAAAGGTGCGCGAAGCACCGTCAGGCTTTAAGCAGAACCTTGCCGTTTTTGGCATTAAATGGGCTGGGCCTCAAGCCACAATCTTTGACATGGCAGCCAAAGGCATTATGGGTGAAAACCTTGTAGCCAAATTTGGGCCACCGTCACGCGTGATCTACAAAGCCTATGAATCAGCCAGCGCCGATGTTGAACGTCAAGTTGCAGAGCTAGTTAATCGCGTCATGGAATTAACAGGAAACCACGGGCGTATCTAATGAGTGTCGTACTAAACATCCTGTCCGAGTTTGACGGCTCAGGCATTGACAAAGCCAAAAAGCAGTT